AATACTATTTTTAACGGATTTGATGATACAGTAAAAGTTCAAGCAATACAAGCAATACAACTTGCAATTCAATCTGTTGAACAACAAGCATCATCTATTACAGGAGTATTCCAAGAAAAACTAGGTCAAATAGAGCAACGAGACGCTGTTTCAAACGTACAAGTTGGAATTAAACAATCTACTCTATTAACTAAACAGTACTTTGACGCAATGGATTTAATGTATAAAGAAGTTAACTATGATATGTTAAATCTAGCTAAAATAGTATTTAAAAAGGGATTAAGAGGTACAATAATTTTAGGAGATAAATATGCTAAATTGTTTACTGCATTGCCTGAACACTATACTATAACTGATTTTGATATTCATATCGAAGATAGTACTCGAACATATAGAGATATGGAGGCTTTAAAATCTGTTAGTCCTGAATTAATTAAAGCAGGATTGGCTGATTCTGAGTTAGTAGTTAATATCTTCAAAGCTAAAAATATGAATGACTTAGAACGTTATATAACACGTTCAATGAAATCTAAAAAGCTTGAAAACGATCAATTAATGCAATTACAACAACGTATACAACAATATGAAGCTCAAATTCAAGAAAATCAAAGACAGCTAGAACAACTTAGTTCAGAAAACAAAAAACTATTAAATCAGATTGATAAAAATAGTAAAGAAAAACTTGATCTAGAGCGTAAACGTATT